ACGACATCCCACTGGACGCCCCGGAACTCATGCCGGACGAAGCGCCCGAAGAACTCATGCCGGAGGAACTGCCGCCGCCGGAACTGCTCATTCCGCTTGAACCGCCGCTGCTCGACATTCCCGAGGATGACATGCCACCGCTGCTCGACGGCGTATCGCTCGGCGTGCTCGATGGCGTGTGCGTCGTGCCCGGCGTGTTACTGGTGAACGCATCGGTGGTGTAGAACGTCAGCGTCGGCGTGCCGCCCGGCCCTGTCGTGTAGATCACATCGCCCGTCGTCGAGTAACTCGGCGGCATGCTCGGCGTGCTGGTGGGCGTTGAGTACGTGCTATACGACGAATCCGGCGACTCCGACGGCGTCGAGTAGTTGCTCGAGCCGCCGCCCTGTGGGGCGCGGCCCGTCGCCCAGACCGGGATATAGAGGTAGTAGCGGGTGGGGCCGTCGCTCATCGTGCGGCCTCCTGGGGTTTCGGGTTGGGCTCGTACCAGCCCTGCGTGTTTACGGGCTTGCCGCACTCGGCTGACGCGGCCGCGACGGCGTCGGCGAACTCCATGCGCTCGAAGACCTGCAGTTCGCTGCCGGGCGAGCAGTTCACCACGCGGAAGCGGTGCTTCTCGAAGTGCGGCTTGAGAGCCTCGAATCGGCGGGCCAGCGAGTCATAGAGCACGTTGTTGTGCCGGATCGCGTTGGCGGCCCGGTTCTCGGCGAAGGCGTACTTGCGGTCCTCGGCCATCTTGAAGTCGCAGCCCAGCAGGTACACCGTGCTGAAGCCGAGGTAGTGCAGGAGGCGGAGTGCCACGAGCATGACCGAGCGCTTGCCGGTGATGCCCAAAGAGTCGGGGTTCTTGGCGTCGTTGCCCCACGGGACGCTGTCTCCGGTCAGGAACCGCTCGTGGTCGAAGTGATCTGCGCGGCGGAAGAACATGACGCTGGGCATCTGCCGGACCCGGAACGCGCTGTTACGCATCGCGCCGTCAGCGCCCTGGATGCGGAGCCGCTTGTCCCACATGCACGTGGGCACGAACTTCAGAATGCCCGGGTCCTTCCAGCCGGTATCGATGAAGCGGCCGGGATCGTCGACGCAGGTCCACAGCGTCGGGCGATGCACGGCCCAGGCGTTGTTCACGGCCATCGTGACGATGCCGCGCTTGTTGAGCGCCGAGAGATCGAGTTGCGTGAGCGACGGCCCCGACAGGATCAGGAATGCCGAACGCCCGCGATAGAACCCGCCGAGCGATACCGAGTCGAAGTCGGCGGTGTAAAGGCGCAGGCCATCCCGCGACGGCTTGCGCGCCTTCAGCCCGGCCTGGAGCGCCGCAATGTCAGACTGGTTCTCACGCACCGCAGCACCCCCCACCCCCCCGATCACTTCCACCCTTGAATCGCCCGACGATGAACCGCCGCTCCGCCCGCGGGTTGATCACGGTGGCGACACGACCGATGCGGTCGAGCCACCAGTCCAGTTGGCGCACCGTCGGGTGCAGACCTTCTCCGTCGACGGTGGTCTTGCTGGGCCGGGTGCAGATCGAGAACACGAAGTGGCCGCGCGGCCTGGCCACGCGGCCCATCTCTGCGAGCACTGCGTCCACATCCTCAGGCAGCAGATGCTCGAGTGCATCGAAACTCGTGACGACGTCCGCCACGCCCGCGTGCAGCGCAGTCTTGTGCATCGGGCGCACGAGGTCGGCATCCGGGAACGCGAAGTCCACGCCCAGCCCGTCGACCCCCAGCCGGCGCAGGTCCCGCACAAGGTCGTTGCGGCCGCATCCGAAGTCCACGACGAACCTCGGCTTGAACTTCTGGATGATCGGGACGGCGAGCTTGCCGTGGTTGGTCGAGCCGTACGTCGAGCCGGGCTTGGTGGCCAGCGCCACGTATTTGGCCCGCTCCTGTTCGCGGCGTGCATCGAGTACGGTCGGGGTCGGAGCTGTGGTCATTCAGCACCTCCGATGTAGAGGTTGAACTTGCGATCCTCGTCGGCGGGGTCGGCGATCTCGATGAGGCTCATGGCCTCGAAGACCCACACCGGCTTGCCCTTGCTGTTGCGCTCGCAGGTCAGCTGCACGCAGACGCCCTCGGGGATGGGCGCGAGCTTGGGTTTGAGCGACCGCGCGGGCGGGCACTTGGGAAGCACGCCGGGCAACTCACACACCGGCCCGAGCCCGAGCAGGCCGGCGAATCCGGAGCCGGGCTCGGAGTCATTCATGTGGTGGGCCTCGAATCGGTTGATCGCCAGGCGCGTGGGGTCCTCGCCGCCGCTGGGGGCCTGCGAGGTCAGTCCGTTCTCGACCGGCACGTAGCGCAGGTAGTACGGGCTTCCGGGGTTGCCGTCGATCTGAGCCTCAACCCACGGGTAGCGCCAGCGGTTGCGCTCGGTGGGGATCGGCTGGGCCGCACCGAGGATCGCGGTGATGCGCCCGGGCGAAGGGCGGCCGAGCTCGATGACCGCCCACTTCTCGCCGGTGCCGTCCTCCTTCCACAGGATCGGGATGCCGCCCATGGGCGTGCTGGCCAGGACAGTCTCCTCGGCCGCGAGCTCACAGGTGGTGTCCGTCTCGTTGGTGATGTAGACCCGCGCCGTCGTCACGCCGGTGAGCACGCAGGGGCCGAGGGCGTTGGGCTTGATCGGCTGGAGCGCCACGGCAAACGCGAGCGTGTCGGACTCCTCGGTGGCGACATCGCCAGTCAGTGGCGTGCGGCTGTGGAAGGTCCGCTCTTGGTCGTCCTCGCCCGGCTCGACCAGCACGCCCGTGATCGCCAGCGCGTGGTGCGGCTCGATCAGTTCGCCCGAGTCATTGCGGACGAGCACCACGCCGATGCCACGCTGGACAGATTCGACCAGCGGGCCCGCGACGGCCTGGCCGCGCCCCTGACGCGAGCGCAGATCGACCGCCGCATCGACGAACGCGTTGTACGCGCCCGCGGGGATGCGGAGGGGCTGGCCGGAGCGGACTTTGCGGAGGTCATCGGGCATGTTTTAGATTCCCAGCGCTCCGAAGTTGGTCTGTTCGTACACGCGCTCGACGTACGCGGCGATGGGTTTCTTGATGATCGCGCCTGAGCCCGAGTCCTCCGCGTCGGCGTAGCGGACCCAGAGGTACTCCCACCCCTTCTTGTTGATCCCGCTGACGGGGCCGACGGTCAGGTTGGCCTGGTTGGGGCTCGCGGCGAAGCGGAACGTGATCTCCCAGTCGTCATCGGGACCGTCGCCGCGCTTGGAGCCCGTCGCGCCCAGGAACAACACCTCGCCCGCCGCGAACCCGCGGAACGAGCCCGCGTTGGTCTTGCCCGTGCACGAGAAGATCGCGCCCTTGTACGAGGCGGTGACCTGCGCATCGGTGAAGTAGTGCGTCTCGGAGAACTGGTACACCGGCACAGTGATGTCCACGCCCTCGACGCCGTCGGCGGTGACGCCGATCGCGCCGCCGAAGTCGGGCGCGGTGGTGCCCGGCGCTGGGCGTCGTTGCATGGTCTGCAGGCTCTGGGTGATGTGCTGGGTGCCGCCGCCGGTCTCGAACGTGAACGAGGACTCGCTCGGGGTGCTCGTGCCGGTGGAGGCGTTCTGGCTGTAGCGGACGGTCACGTCCCACAACTGCGGGCCGATGGGCTCGATCTGGATGGTCTGGCGCGGGAGCGTGTCGTAGGTCGCCGGGGACGCCGCCTGCGCAGCGGTGCGGGCCGCGAGGTCGTCGGCCGTGCCGCGCACGATGTAGCCGAGCTCGGCAGAGGACTGCGAGGCTTGGTTCGCCTTGGTGGAGCGGCGGCTCTCGAACTTCTCAAACACCTCGACCGGCACGAACGACAACCTCCTCTCGTTGGGGAATCAGGCGAACCGCAGTCCGTTGTCCACGCTGGCATCCAGCAGACGCTTGGTGTTCTTGGCCGTCGCCTCCGTGGCGGTGGCCGTGCGCTCGGCGGCATCGCCACCGGTGCCGAGGCCAGAGACGGCCGCGGAACTGAACGTGCCCGTAACGCTGATGCCCTTGCCGATGGCCGCGCCGAGTCCCGAGAGCCGGTCCTCGAAGTCAGCCAGCAGGTCCCGCTGCGGGCGACCGGGACCCTTCTCGGCATCGGCGGCCTCGCGCTTCTTGCGGGCTTCTTCGATTGCAGCGGCGAGTTTCTGCTTGGCGGCATCGAGCGCGGCCTGCGACTCGGCGAGTCCTGCGGCCGTGTCCTTGCGCAGCGCTTCCTGCGCACTCTCGAAGTCCTGGCCGATGCCCGCGAGCGTTGCTTCGTGCATCGCGGCGGCGTCGCGGCGCTGCTGCTCCCGCTGCCCCTCGCGCGCGGTCACGGACTGCTGCGCGGCGTTCTCCAACTCGACCAGGCGGGATTCGAGCTGCTGATCGACCGCCTTCTTTGCGGCTTCGACATCCAGCCCGTCATCGAACAGCCCCTGGATCTCCAGCATCCGCTTGGCGACCCAGGACGAGGCTTCCTCCCAGATCATCTGGAAGCCCGTGGCGAAGTTGGTCCATGTCTGTGACAGGAAGGCGGTCGTCTCGATCCACGCGACCTCGAGCGCGTGGAACACGATCTCCGCCGACGCTAGAGCTCCGTACCACATGGAGTACGCCGTGGAGAGGAAGAACTCCTTTGCCCCCAGCCATGTCTTGTTCAGCGCCGCGACGCCCTGCTGCCAGATGACCTTGAGCGACAGCCAAAGAATTTCGGCTGCGAGTGCGATGTCGCCGGCGGCGAGAGCGTCGGAGATGCCGCCGACCACCTTGCCGACCCAGTCGCGCAGCTTGGTGAACTTCTCCGCCAGCCACGACAGGGCTTCTCCTCCCGCGCCGGTGACGACCAGCAGCGTGCTGCCCAGCGCCACGATCGCGGCGATGGTCAGGCCCACCGGGGTCAGGATCGCACCGATCGCGGCCCCGATCAGGCTGAACGCCGTGCCGATCCCACCGATGATGGCGGCCACGATGCCAAGCGCCGCGCCGATGCCAGAGATGATGTAGCCCAGGCCGACGATGGCAATCCCCGCGACGGCGACCGCCGCCGCGACCTTGAGCGCCCAGACCACCGTCTCCTTGTTCGCCTTCACCCACGCGGTGGCGCTCACGACGATGCGGGTGATCCGCTCCGTGAGGTCCTTGATGGTGGGCGCAAGCGCCCCGCCGATGGTGAAGACGCCCTGCTTAAGGACCTTCCAGAGCGTGCCCAGCGCGTCGTTGAGTTCGGCTGCGTCGCGAGCGGTTTCGGCACTCACGGTTAGCCCGAGTGTGCGGGCCTGTTCCTGCATCTCGTTGATGCCCGCCGCGCCGTCGGCCATGAGCGGCAGGAGCTTCGTCCCGGCCTTGCCGAAGAGCTCCATCGCCATCGCAGCCCGGAGCGCCGGGTCTTGGATCTGTGAGATCCGGTCGGCCAGCAGCTTGAACTGCTCGTCAGGGGAGAGCTTCGCCAGGTCCTGCACCGTCAGCCCAAGCCGTGCGAGCGCCTCGTTTACCCCTTTCGAACCCTGCGACGCCTCCGTCAGCGTCTTCTGCATCACGCGGAGGCCGTTCTCCAGTGTCTCCATGTCCGTGCCCGAGAGGTCGGCGGCGTAACCGAGCTCCGACAGGGCCTCGACACTCACGCCCGTGCGGGCGCTCATCTTGTCGAGCGCATCGCCCGAGTCGCTGAACGCCTTCGCGGTGCCGAGTAGCGCCGTGACCGCCGCGACCCCGATGCCCGCCATCTTGGTGCCGATGGACCGCAGCCCCTCGCCGAAGGCTTCGAGCTTCTTCTGGGCCGCCTTGAGTCCAGCCGACAGCTTGTCGCTGACACCCAGCTCAACAAAGGCCCGGCCTGCTCGGATGCCACGGGTGTCGGCCACGGTGAATCAGCCCTTCCTGACGGAGTTCCGCCACAACAGCGGCAGCTTGGGCCGCTCCTTCTCCAACGCCGGGGCCATGTACGGCCGCGGCGCGATCTTGACCTTCTGCGATGTGAGCTTGCCGCCGCGCCTGCGGAAGACGACGGTGTCGCCGCCGTACTCCAGAACATTCGGTGCTTCGCTCTTCTGGAATCCCACCAGCCCGACGACGACCGAGTCGGCGGGCTTGTCGTACCCAAAGAGGATCAGCCGACGCAGGCTGCCCTCGTGCGAATGGGGCGCGGCCCCGGGAGGAGCCGACCCCTTGCGTTTGCGGATGCTCGTCTTCGCCGCCGTGCGGATGAACGCGCCGGCCTTGCTGAGCACCTTTCGCTTGGCGTTGTCGACCGCCGCCATGACGACGTGCCGGTCGAAGAACATGTCCTTGATCCGCATGGTGATCACGCTGAAACCCATCCACCACCCGAACAAAGACTGCCTATGTACACTATTGATGCATCAAGATGCAGATATTTACGGCTCGATGCATTCACATTGCTAGACATAGGTGTTTTTATGTGCGACAATGGTAGTGATTCATCCAAAGGAGACCGACCATGTCCACTGAAGATCTCGTGAATGTCCTGGTTCCCCGCAAGCACCTCTCGCAGGTTTACGGCCTTATCGCTCAGCTGGAGGGTGCTGCACCGTCTATGCCCGCGATCGTCGACGAGCAACCGGCGGCCCACGGCGCAACAGACGAGTGGACGCCCTCTCGGCTTCGCACGATGGTCGAGGACTCGGGTCCTGCGATGCGCGATCTGCTTCGCGCGATGGCGTCTCGACCTAATGATTGGCTCACCACCCAAGACCTCGCGGCCGCACTCAAGAACAGGCCGAAGGCTGACTGGAACACGATCGCCGGTACTCTCGGTGCCTTCGGTCGGCGAGTGAAGAGCCGGTACGGCCTCGAGACTTGGCCGTTCCAGGTCAAGCGCGACCACGAGAACCACTGCTGGCTTTACTCGATGAATCCAGATGTGGCGAAGAAGATCCTCGCCCTTCTCAGCGATGCCAAGTGAATCGCTGCCCCTTCGTGAGTGGGCGACGTTCGTGGTCATGCCGCACCTCCACCCGTGAAGTCACGGCCCTTCTCCAGACCCTTGTTGAACGACGCCTCCTTCTCCTTCCGCAGACGGCCCGACCCGATGAACAGGCCGACGATGCCGGTGAGTGCCGGAAGCGCCGGCCCGAGCACGGGCAGGCCCGCGACGGTGGGGCCAACGGTGTCGAGGGCCGAGAGCGTGAGTTGGCCGAGCAGGCCGCGGATCTCGCCGGCCTTCTCGATGTTGCCCTTCCACTGCGCGCCGGTCGTCTGTGTGAGGTTGAACCAGTTCTGGTACTCAACCTCGGCCTCGTTGAGGCTCAGCGTCGACGGCAGGCCGGTGGTCTGCTGAATCGTGTTGGGCGTTTTGACCTTGACGATGTCGCCAAGGTCGAGGCCGGCGCACGATGCGAGCACCAGGGCCAGCAGGATCAGGGCCCCGAGATAGACATAGTGGCGAGTGGTTAGGCTCTTCATGCACGAGTCTCCTTGGCGACCTCCGGCATACGGCGGTCGATGAACACGTCTTTGAGGACCGACACGTCAACCTTGACGGGTCGCTGTGGCTTGTGGAATGGGTCGAAGTCGGCGGGCTTGAGCAGGCGTGATCGCTTGGGATCGCGGGCGGTGTTGGCCACCACCGACATGACGGCGGCGGCGATCGACCAGTCGTGGCGCTGGCGGCCGTCGAGCATGGCGACCAGCTCCCGCAGCGTCAGGGGCCCGGGGTCGAGGCCGAGGGCTCCGGCGCACTGGTAGACGAACTTCCAGGCATCGGCGGCTCGGGGATGGGTGGGACCATCCGGCTCACGAGCCTGTCCAGCTCGCTCTCGCTGGTCAGGGTCTCGATCCGCTTCTCCGTCAGGTCGCGTGCCTTGTCCAGAACGCGGTTCGTGGCCTGGAGCACCTGCCCGAGGTTGGCCCGGTCCCTCGGGCTCGGGCAGAAACTGATGAGTTCATCCAGCACCGCGCCCGTCGCGGCCTCGATCGCGTCGCCCGCCATCGCCTTGCCGAACTCCTCGTCCGAGACCTTGGCGGCATCCGCCTCGGGCTTGCACACGGCGTACACCACGTCGCACAGGAGCACAGGGTCGCGGATGAACTTCTCGATGAGCGTGCCTTCGATGACCTGCATGAGGTCGACGCCCGTGATCCCGCGCACGCGTTTGAGCGTGGCGACGTTGATGTCCACCGTCCAGGTCCGACCCGCGTTGTCCTTGAACTGCCGCATCCGTGCCTCCATTGAGACGCTGTGCCGGTTGCACAGCGGTTGAACGGCCGTTGAACACCTGTTGCACCGAACCTGCTGCTGCTATTACGAACCGATCCATGAAGGCGCCGTCGCCGAGTACGTGACCTTGGCGGTCACCGAAACCGTGATGGCCTCTTCGAGGGCTTCGCTGCGGCTGAAGTTGGTGATCGAGAAGTCCGCCTGCAGGCCCTGGCCCGCGGCCGCGTCGAGGATCTGGAGGCCGATGGGGTCGTTGTTGAAGAAGGCGTTCTTGATCGCGGTGAACCCGGCGTCGCCCGTGTCCCAGACCATCTCGAACTCCACGCTCGCTTCCTTGAGCGTGGCGACCGTGGCCCGCCAGCCGCTGTTGGCTCGCGTGGTCACGTCCGCCTCGCCCGCTTCGAGGTTCAACGTCACGTCCCGGGTGTTACCCAGTGCCGTCCACGCGCCTGCGCCTGCCTGGCCGCCCGTCTTGTACTTCAGGGCGGCTTCCATGCCGAGTTTGATTGCCATCGCTGACTCCTTTCACTCGGCGCTGTGGCCGACCACGAAGACCATCTCGCCGCCCTTGCTCTTGACCAGCAAGTCTGCCAGGTTGACCCGCTCGAAGGAGTACTGCGTGCCCGGAGCGACCTCGATGGGGCCGGTCTTGCCGTCGGTCAGCAGCAGGTCCTGCGTGTTCTTGTGCGACGCGGTGAGCTTGAAGGTGGCAATCGTCTTCTGGGTCGCCAGCGGCTTGAGCTCGTCGGTCATCGCCACGCTGAAGATGATCGTGTTGCGCATGGCTACTTCCGCTCCCGGTAGGTGACGCTCAGGACGCTCGTGAACACCCGGTGCTGCTCGAGCGCCTCGCTCGACACCACCGGCTCGTTGCTGATCCCGACCCACGCCGCGTCGGGGAATCCCTCCAGTCGTTTGAACCGCAGGTGATCCGCGATGGCCTCCACGATCTTGAGCAACTCATCGATCACCGCGTCGGCATTGTCCGCGGGCAGCTTCTTCTGCACGCCCACATCGACGACGTACTCGATCGCCAGGCTGTCCCGCGTCACCGGCGACATCTGCAGCGTGCGGGGCACCACCGAGACACGTAGGTCCTTGAGGTCCTCCAGCGTGAACGCGGGCTGGAACATCCGCACGGCCGTGAGCGGCTGCGAGAAGGTGCCGACGTTGATGTGCGCCGCGACGGCGTCGGCAATGGCGGTGATGGTGCTCACGGGCCACCTCCGATGACGGGGGAGCCAGTGGTCGGCACACTCTGCCGCGGCGAGTTGGAAGTCAGCCCGGACAGCTTGCCCTCGAGGAACCAGATCTTGCGTTCCATCTCGGCGTACTGAGCGCGGATGCTGCGGGCCTCGCCGATGAACTCGTCGAGCCGCTTCTCCACCTGCTGGAGCTTGGTGGTCACCACTCCCCATTGGATGGTCATCGCGCCCGCCGCGAGCACAACCGTGACGACCACGCCAGCCCACCGAGCACTACCGCTTTGTCCGTTGCCTTCTGCCATCGTTACTCCGTTGCGATGTGCTTGGTGTGAATCCGAAGAACCCTGCGGTACGGGTCGCTGTACCGGAACGGTGGCTGCCCTCCGGGGGCATTGACCTCGTACACAAACACTGCCGACCCGACCGTCTCACGCACTTGGTCGCCCGGCCTTGGGAGGATCGGGCCAGCGCCCAGATCCAGGTCCTCCGTCCGCACGAGGAAGTCCCGCGACTCCACTCGGTGAATGAGCCCCGCGTCGTCCGCCTGCTCGAACTCGGTCTTGCCGATGGTGGCCTGGACTTCCTTCTCGTCCGTGCCACGCCGGTAAAGGACTGGGCGGGAGAGGTGCTGGTGACGCTGGGCATCGAGGAACGCCGCGCCGCGATCGAGCAGGTCGCCCACAGGTGCTCCTTATTGCTGCAGCCGGATGCGTGCGGTCGTGTCGGAGTCGGCCGCTGCACGCACGGCTTTGCCGATCAGCTTGTTGGCACCGCTGGCGGCGTTCTTGGTGGCGACCTTGTTGGCCGCGTCCCAGTACGCCAGCGTGCCGACGGTGAACGCCGTGCCCGCCCCGGCGGCCTTGGGGAAGTCGAAGACCCCCTGCACCGCCAGCGAGCCGAACTGGCCCGCCTTGAGCTCGGTGCGCGTGGTGCCGACGAGTTCCCCTTGCACGACGACCGCGCCCGCGGGGATGTCCGCGGCCGCCGTGTAGTCGATCGCCGCGCCATCCTGAACGAACTTGGTTGTGGACACTTGAGTACCTCCTGTGCCGGGCTCTCCGTCCGGCTCGATCCCGATTCCGCCTTCGAACTCCACCTGCTCCGGCATTACGCCTCACCCTTGGCCTTCACGCCGCCGCGCGGGTCCTGCAGCGCCACGCCGAAGTCGTGGTACCCGCGCATCTGAATGCCCAGGCGGTTGAAGGTCTGCTCGGCGGTCTCGATGGTCGGCGACTCCTGGCCGTTGAGGAACGCCATCTCGACCACGGGCAGGTCGTTCGCGTCCGCCAGCAGGTACCACGCCTTGGTTGAGTTGCCGCCGAACTTGGGGTTGCCCAGGTAGCGGCTGACCTCGACGCGGAACTTGCCCTGGTGCGGGTTGGTGAGCGGGTACTTCGCCCCGGCGGTGTTGTCGCGCAGTTCCAGGCTCTTGAAGAGCTGGCTGCCCATCGCCGACAGCGCCGTGGGGACCAGCAGGATCTGCGGCAGGACCCCGATGGGCTTGCCGTCGGTGTCCACCTGGTCCATGAAGGCGACCTCGGCCTTGGTCAGGCCGTCGACTCCGAGCGCGGTGTCTGCGCCGGTGACATAGTTCTTGTTGGCGACGCTGAAGAACGCGGCGTTGTTCATGAACGCCGACCAGAAGACCTCGTTGATCGTCTTGCCCGAGCCGGAGCCGAGCTTGCGCGGCACCGAGGTGATCGCGCCGAGGTCGTCGTTGTAGATGTCGGTGCGGTCGATCGCCAGCATCAAGGCGTACGTGTCCGCCTTGTTGGAGTACGACTCCTCACCGAGCGTCCCGTGCTTGATCTCGCCGCCGGGCGCGACCTTTTCGTACCCGTCGTTGCCGGTGAGGCGGTAGCTGGTGACGGTCTTGAAGTCCGTGACGCTGCGCACGGCGCAGATGTTCCGCCACGTGCGCTCCACGCTGTAGAAGCCGTCGAGCAGGAACTTGTTGGCGACCGTGGACAGGATGCCCGCGATGCTGATCGTGCTGCCGCCGACGGACGCCTCGATGCCGCGGCCGAAGGCGGCGTCCATCACGCCCTGCCAGTCGCGGAACGTGCGCCCGGTGTAGCCGTTGGCCCAGGCCGCGTGCAGGAGGAGCTCTTGCAGGCCCAGCGTGCGACCGAACGCGCGGCTGGCGGCCTCGAGGTCCCGCTCCTCGCAGTGCTTCTCCGGGCTCTCCATGCGGCCCGACAGGATGCACGCGGCCTCGAGCACCTTCTGGGTGACCGGGCCCCGCCCGTGGGACTGGATCCCGGGGACCTCCGGAGCCTTCGGGCGGCTGGCGCGGAGGACTTCGAGTTCGGTGCGCGTGGCATCCCACCCGTCGCGGATCGCCTGCGACTCGATCTGCCCGTGCTGACCGGCGCACAGACGCCGGATCGCGCTGATCCGGTCGGTCTCGGCGGCCATCTGGGCCCGCAGGTCCATGACTGGGTTGCTCGGATTGCTCGGATCGGGCGCTCCCGCCGCCGCAGCACCGGGAGCCGCCTGCACAGGTGCGGCTGCGGCGTCACCCGAGGCCGCGATGCTGGCGGTTGTGCTCCCGTCGGCACCGAGGTCGACGAAGCTGATCTCGCCGAGCGTGGCGCGGCGGACGATGTTGAGCGGGCCCTGCACCTCGCGGCCGTTGACGGTGGCGGACTGGTTCTCGCGGAGGAACTCGAACGCCTCGACGCTGGTGCCGACCGAGGCCTGCCACGGGAACCCGTTGCGGGCCGAGGCCACGACCTCTTTGGCCGCGTGCGTATCGCGGGAGACAACTCCGGACGCCACGAGCTTGCCGTCCTCGACGGTGACGGCGCTGGTGTGACCGACGCCCGCGGCGGCGTCGTGGCCGAAGCGGATCGGCCGGGACTGCGAGGGGATCGCCAGGCCCGCCAGGTCGATCACCACCGGGTGCCGCCAGCCGGAGACCTTCATCGGGCCGCCGGTGTACGCGACCATCCGGAACCGCGGGAGCGCGGTGCCACCCCCGGCGTCGCCGCCCGCTGCGGCGGTGAACTCGAACTCGGCCTCAGCCGTCAGCGACAAGCTCTTGTGCGCGGGCGCGGGGGTGTCGGTATCAGCGGCCTTGTGGGCGCGGATCACGAGCGGATGGTCGTTGAAGGCGATGGTGTCAGACGGCATGGGCTTCGGTCTCCTGTTCCTCGTCGCGCCCGGGGGCGGACTCCTGTTGTGCGGTCGGGGCCACCGGCAGCCCGAGCTCGGCCATGAGCGCGAGTTCCTTGGCCCGCTGACGGAGCTCGTCCTCCCAGTCGCGCCCCTGGCGGGCGTACTCGTGGGCGAGCGTGGTGGTGTGGTTGGTCAGGCGCGTGGCCTGCGCGCTGGCTTCCTTGGCCGGGTCGACGTGCTCGACGCCATCCCAGAACCAGGTGTGCGGCGTCGCAGCACCGCGCACCCGCATCGACTGCGGGAGCAGCCCTTCGACGAGCGTCGCCTCGTCGAGCCAGGCCTTGAGCAGGCGGTCGAGGACCGCAAGCCGCAGGTGGTGCTGGTCGACGCGCAGGCTCTTGAAGTACGTCTGGTGGTCGAGGCGGCCGCTGGCGTAGTTGTACCCCGAGGAGTTCCCCGCCGCGACGTTGAACGGCATGTTCAGGCAGCGGGCGATCTCGTTGAGGATCTCGCGCTTGAACTCGGCGTAGCTCGTGGTCGGCTGCTCGGCGTGGACCTGCCCGAGCTTCCAGCCGCCGGGCAGCACCGTCGCCATGCGCTTCTCGAGTTCGACCTCGTCCATCGGCTCGAGCGGATCGGCCTCGCCGTTGGCCGGCGCGTCGGTGTAGAGCACGGCGGCGAAGTCCGCGGCGGTCTCGGCGGCCGCGATGACCGCGAGCGTGTACCGGCGGAGCTGCGCGAACAGCGGCAGCGCGGGGGTGATGTCCGGGACGCCGCGCAGCTGCCCGGGCCGGTCGGGCCGGAAGTAGTGCAGCACGCTGCTCGCGGGGAGCGTGTCGAACGCGGGGTCGCCGCTAGTGCCAGGACCGGGCCATGTGCTCGCGTCGCCAGGATGCTGGCGCAGCACGCGGTACGCGGCGGGGAGTCCGTAGGCGTCGAGCACGATGCCGTCGGCCTCGCTCGGCACCGCGCGAGCGCTCCGGGTCCACGGCAGGTGAGGCGATGCCACCTGCTCGGGCTCGATCAGCCGCAGGTCGAGCTTGACGGGCGAGTCGATGCCGGGGCTGCTGACCAGGAGCCCGAAGGCCTCGCCGCTCTCGGCGCGGGCCATCCGCATGGTGCGGAGCTTGCCGGGCAGGTCGATCGACGCTGCCCACGCCTCGAAGAGCTCCTCGACGCGCCGGTTGGCGGCCGCGTCGTCGGTGAGCATCTGCAGCCTGGGGCCGGTACCGACCGTGTCGTTGGCGAGCGTCAGGACGATGCCCTTGGCGTAGGAGTTGTTGGCAACCTCGTAGCGGGCACGGTTGCGGAGGACGCGCCGAACCTCGGGACTGACGGCGGCGTTGGGCGAGAGGCCGTCGGCGCTTGCCCAGTGCTTGCGGTTGTCGGCGGTCGTCTGCGCCGAGTCGAACTTGGCGACAACCAATCGACGGCCGCCGCGTGAGCCGCTTCCGTGCGGAGCACGCGACGCCGGGGAGGGAGAGTCGGCGGGAGTTCCGCGGTGGGGGGCGACCCGGCTCATGATGTTGGCGATGGCTTTCAGCATGGGGTCAGACACAGCCGGGCGGGACGATCTTGGCGAACTTGATGCCGAGGCCGGGCTTCCTCGCGGTGTCCTTGGACGCGAGGTAGCGGTCGGCCTCGATCTGGTCCTTCAGCGGGTGCTGCTCGACGGACTGGCCGTCGACCGACGCCTTCGCGGGCTGCGACGCGCTCTCGCGGATGGCCTGGTCGAGGTTGGGGGCGGGGTCGGGCACGGGTTCACCTCACGGGCCGCACAGCGCGACCTCTAGGTGTCCCCTATGCAGCGGCGGAGCCATCTGCCCGCTTTGGGATGGCATGCAGCCTGTTTGTTCCACCGGTAGAAGTCGTTCACGCCCTTGCACAGACGATGCCCGCGATTGGGCCTCAAGGGCGGTGTTTCCGGACGGCGTGTATTTGCCTTGAGTTGTACGGCCAATAGTCGATACTATTACACGCTATGTCCAAGACCGCACCCGCCCAAGCCGCACTCTCACTGGCACGACGCCTCGGCGTGCTTCGTGTCCGAGATGCCATGTCCGCAGGCATCCACCCGGAGGTCCTGCGGCGACTTGTCGCCGCCGGAAAGCTGACCAAGACCGGACGAGGCATGTACGCGGCGGCTTCGACTGACTCGTCCGAACACGCCAGCCTCGCCCACGCAGCGACGCGGGTGCCGAGCGGTGTAATCTGCCTGCTGTCGGCACTGGCCTACCACGGCATCGGCACACAGATGCCGCACGAGGTCTGGATGATGATCGACACCCGTGCCCATAAGCCCCGGGTGGATCATCCACCGATGCGGTTCGTGCGTGGGTCGGGCTCCACGTTTGAGGCGGGCGTCCAAGAGGTGAAGATCGACGGGCGCAGTGTGCGACTCTTCGAACCGGCCAAGACGGTGGTCGACTGCTTCATCTATCGACGGCACGTTGGTCTTGAGGTCGCGCTCGAGGCACTCCGGGAGTCCCTCCGTCAACGGAGGTGCAAGCCGGCAGAGATCGATCGCTACGCGAGCCTCTGCGGCGTGGCGACGGTCGTTCGCCCGTACCTGGAGGCGATCGCGTGACCACCCAACGCTCGATGCGTTCATGCCAATGCCGGGGCCGTGTATCAATCATGCACCCAGCCGCTCGCTGGTCGTGACACGTCGCCCGCAGTGGCGACACTGCCGCCGACGGCGGATCGTCCCAGTTGGAGTCGCACGGGTGTAGACCACTTCAAAGTGACAGCAGCCGCAGGTCGGGCAGATGATCCCCTTTGGCTTGGCATCCTGCTTTGGCGGCGGCTTTGCGTTCATCGCGTCCGCTCCTTCAAAGCCGAGAGCTTCAGCCGTGGCCGCGCGACCACCTTCTGGTCCGTACCAAACAGCACCGCCCCCTCCATCGACGCCGCAACCGCGCAGCCCACGAGGCCGTCCAGCCAGTGGTTGTCGAGCCCTTCGACCCGGAGCTTCCACTCGTCCACCGTGCGTCCCCGCCCCTCCGTCCGCACGCGGTACTCGCTGGTCAGGTGCTCCGAAAGCAGCCGGTGGTGCTCCGGCTTGTGACCGAAGAGGGAGAGCCCGCCCGGGTCGCCCATCGGCACGGCAAGCCGCGCGTGCACGAACGACTTCCAGAAGTTCGTGTCGAAGAGCACGTGCCGCACCGCTCGCTTGCCGGTCACCACGGGGACGCGCCAGTTCAACCCAACCCGCTCGCCACGCTTGCGCTTGTACTCGCTGAAGGGCAGGCTGCTCGCGCCGACATAGCGTCCGTGGCTCGGCGTCAGCACGCTGGCGTGCGGGCTCTGACGACAGAACTGGTAGACCACATCCGTGGACGAGCCCCAGTTGGCGTCGATCAGGCATCGATCGATCCGAACCATCGCGCCGTCGTCGCGCCGCCACTCGCGAGCAACCGTCGCCTCGATGAGACGCTCCAGGCCGCCGTAGATCGCCCCCTCGACGCCGGCGCGGGCCGACGCCGTCCCGAGGGTCCGCTTGATGTCCCGGAGCGTGAAGTACGCCTGCTTCTGGTCTGGCTCCGTCCCGTAGTCGATGACGTGCCCGGTGAAGTCATCCTCCCAAGCGGCTACGACGTAGAACAGGGCCTTGCCCTGCACGTCCACGAACATCGTCAGGTGCGAGCAGCCCAGCGGCACGAGCCCGCGGGCGTGGCCGTTCACCTTGGACGCGATCTGGTCAGCGCTGAGCAGGTCGTCGGCGACTTCGACTTCAGGGAGAGGTTCGTTCTGGTACTCAGCGAAGAACGCCGCCTCGTTCTGAAGCCGGAGGTTCATCGCATGCTGCACGGCGGAGAGTTCGTCGTGGTTGAAGCGCTCCGGCCAGGCAATGACCACACCCGCATCCATTTCCGCGCGATGGGCCTTGTAGAACGCGGTCGCCTCCGCTCCGCCCCGGTCGGCCTTGAGCCCTTCGGCTCGAAGGCGGGCGTACTCAGCCCACAGGCGGTCCGCAGCGGGGAACGAGTACACCATCTTCGTCCGCTCGCCCTGCCACTGCGGGTGCTTGTCCCGATCGAGAATGCGGTCGGCCAGGTCGTCGGGGCGCACGACGGTCAGCGTCATGAGCCCGGCGATCTTCCGGCCCGGTCCGGCCAGGCCAAGGATCGCGCCGGCGAGGATCCGCTCGCGGTTGGCACACTGCGACGGCGACCGGGCGCTCTCGTCGGTCTGCGGATCATCGATCAGCACGAGCGAGGGCCGCACGCTCACGCCGTCCACCCGCTTGTGCTTCATGCCGCGGATGCGACCGGTGATCCCCGCCACGCGGATGATCGCGCCCGACGCCACCGAGCCCGAGATGGTGGGAAGCACGATCTCCCGGGCCGTCCACCCGATGTGTGTCTGCTTGCCTTGGTAGAGCTGGCCCGCGGCCCGCTGGTGAATGCCCTCGAGCGAGCGGATGGGATGGCAGACCTCCGGGAAGTCGGCCCCGAGGATCTCGCTGTTCTCCAGCTCCGCCTTGATCGACTCGAGCATCCCCGCCGCGTGCTCTTCGTCCGAGCCGATGAGCGCGACGAACTCGCGGTGTCCGTACAGCATCGCCCACAGGCACGCCACCTCGCACAGGCTGGTCTTGCCCGAGCCGCGCGGCATCGCCATCGCGAACAGCCCGCCGTCGAGCACCGCCTGCTCGATCTTGGCGATGACCTTCAGATGGTCGCCCGACCACTTGAGGTGGAACGTCTGCCCGAAGTACGTCTCGCAGAAGTACCGGAAGTCCTTCGCGGCTCGGGCACGACGCGCGGGGTCAACGACGGGCGGCAGGTCGCCGATGTCGCGGCCGGACAGCGACAGCATGGCGTTGCGGAGCCGGGCCCGCTCCTTCATCGCCTCGTAGCCTGTGAGCCCCTCGGGCGTGCGAGCCGCTTCCGCCAGCGCCTCGTGCCGCGTGGTCACCAGCCACGCGACGTAGCGGAACAGGTCGACCCTGCCCGCGTCGCCGTCGGCCGCGACGCGGAACCCCGCGCGCGTGCGATGCCGGTGGAGCTGCCGCTCGCTGATCACTTCGCCCAGCGGCGTGCTGTTGAGCAGCCGCGCGAGTTCGCCGGGCTTGAGTTGGCGCGGGTCAATCGCCACCAGCACCCCCCACAGACATCTCCTTCACGAGCCACGCGGCGTAGTGCACGAGGTTGATCGTGCCGTTCGCGTTCATCGGCGCTCCTGCGTCGATATCGGCGCGGAGCATTTCCTCCGTGACGGGCTTGCCGCCCATCCGCGTGAGCACGCGGGCCGCGTCCGCGACGCCAAGCGCGGCGGGGCTGAGCCGGGATGTTCCCTGCCCTGGGCCAGAACTAGGCGCGTGTTCGGGAGTCATCGCGGACCTCCCGCGCACGGTTGCCCACATGGGCGGCAGAGTTGCCCACATGTCGCAGAATCATCGAGAAATGCAGGCCGAACGCCTTGCCTGTTCCCCATCAGCCGGCCAATGTGTGTCACACGCGAGCGGGAAGAACCAAACCCCCGCACGCGACGGAGACCACGACGATGAACGCCCCGCGAAACGCCAAGAAGACCACCAAGACCAGCCTCGACGGGGTCAGCAAGCAGAAGGCTCTCGACGCCGAGATGGAATGGGCCAAGGTCGAACTGCTGCTGGAGACGCTCGAGACCCGCAAGAGCGACAGCCTCGACTTCCACGAGATCCCGGTGTGGTCGATCCGCGACCTGGTCCGCCACGCCTTCGAAGCCGGGTACCGCGAGGGACTGCATACCGGCTACCGCCAAGGGCGGAGCGACGCGGCCCGCGAGGCCG